TCCAATGAAATACCGACGATGCCGATGGCATCGCGCGCCATTTCGATAGCCTCCACCAGACTTTCACCCTGTGTGTTGATGTCCAGATCGGGCACATAAGCCATATATCCGCCTTCGGTCAGCGGTGTGAAAAGAACAGGATAAATTGCCTTCATTTCTGTTTCCTCCTAAAATCAAATGAAACAAACGGTCATTTCAGCTTTCGCCGCCGGATGATCGCCTTGGCAACGGCTTCCTTGATTTCCTTTTGACGGGAAATTGGCTCGATCGCTTTTCCGTCCGTGTAAATGTCGTGGTTGCCGCCGTTTCGCAAAAATGTCCACCCGTTTTTCTCCAAAAGCTTAATTAAATCCCTGCGCTTCATAGCTTTCCCCCTCTGTTTCATATTATACACACTAAATGTGTATTTGTCAATACCGAAACAAAAAAAGAAAGGAGTGCTGCTATGGCAGACACACGAACACTCAGTTGCAGTTCGCTAAGCGAACTCCCCAAGTTCGCGCATAGCGCGAACTGTAGCGCCCAAAGCGCGAAACTCGTAGTTCCGCTGCAGAGCGACGTGGTGTACGTCACGGGGACGGTGAACGCCGTGCCGACAACGTGGACGCGGGGCGACGGCGACGCCTGGACGACGACGGCGGACAGGTCCGCGGACGACGTATACCGCGTCGAGCTGGAAATGATCACCGCCGCAGGGAGGACGTACACGGCCGCCGTCACGCTGTACTACGGGCTGCTCAACCTCATTACCGACCGCACGCAGGCCGACGCGGACGAGGTGAAGCGGCTTGCGGCGAAGGGGTATGCCGCAATGACGACAGAAGAAAAAGCCGCCTGGGACGCCGGCCTGAAGGGCGCGTACAACGCGTCCGACCTCAACCGCGTCGGGAGCGCCGTCGGGTACGTCGCCGGCAGGCTGACGGACGCGGGGTATGGGATAGACGTAAGCTCGCACGTCGGCTGGACGGAGGGCGGGATACCCGACGCAGAGGAGGCGGCCGCGTATCTCGCCTGCGTCGCGGCCGTGCGCGCGGTGCTTGCCGACGCACTCCCCGGCCTTCCCGCGCTGCCGGAGGATATGGACAGGCTGACCTTCGCCGAGGCCAACGCCATCGAGCAGGTGCTGCTTGACGTCAACGCCGCGCTCGACCGCATCCGTGCGGGGGCGTTCTATGCGGGAGAGCTTTATGCAAACGATGTTTGAGCGGCCTGCAGGCCGTTCAACGAAACAGAAAGGATGACAAAACATATGCAGGACAGAATTTCCGCCTATCCCGGACGCGTAAAGCTGACGCCGGTCGCGGGACAGGCCGATACCTACGATCTGACGCGCGCCGACCAGCCGACGCAGGAGGGCACGCCGCTGAACAAGGCCTCGCTGCTTTCCGACTCGACGGTGAACACGTGGCAGAGCGGACATCCGTGGGGAAAGGAGAACGCGGCCGTCACGCCGGACGACGTGTTTGCCCGTATCGCTTACCTGCGCGGACAGGCCGGCGGCATCGCCACGCTGGACGCCGCCGGAAAGCTGACGGAATCGCAGCAGCCCGACCCGACGCCTGTCGAAACCTCCGGCACATCGCTGAATCTGACGAGCTATGATTATGCGTTTTCCGGCACGAGCAAGACGGCGACGATCACGTCCCTGCCATCGTCCGGCGTATCCAACGGCATCTATTTCTACGGCTCGGCGTGGGCGACCGGCGAGATGCTGAGCGCAGGGGACGTGATCAAGCTGACCAACAGCAGCGGGAAGACCATCCAGCTCAACACGGCGCAGTCCGGTATGACGTACAGCGGCAACGTGCTGACCATCACCCCGCACGGCTACAGGGACACGAACTGCATCGGCATCTGCCTCCGCTTCCTCCGCACGGGCTCCTACAGCCGCCCGTTCATCACGAAGCTGTACCAGTAGGAGGCGGCATATGTACATCGACATCGTACAGCTTGCCGCGTTTCTCGGCGTCCCGACGGCGGTTACGGGCCTCTGCTTCTGGCTGCTCAGGCGGCGCATCGACAGGCGGGAGGACGAACGCGCGGAGATCGAAAGGGCGAGAAAGGAACTGGATATGGCGCTCATCAAGGGCGTCAACGCCGCCATCGCGCTCGGAGAAGCGACCGCGAAGGCCGTCCAGCGCATTCCCGACGCCCATTGCAATGGGGACATGAGCGACGCGCTGCACTATGCCGCGCAGGTCAAGCACAGCCAGAAGGATTTCCTGACAAAGCAGGGAATCGAGCACTTGCATACGGATTAAACGGAAAGGAGCACATATAATGGATTTTTACGGCATCACGTCCGTGGCTGCGGTCACGGTGATCTGCGCGCTGGCCGCGCAGGCGGTCAAGGCCACGAAGCTGGACAGCAAGTGGCTACCGGTCATCTGCGGCGCGCTCGGCGGCGTCCTCGGCGTCGCCGGCTCGTTTGTCATCCCCGATTTCCCGGCGTCCGACCCCCTCACCGCCGTCGCCGTCGGCATCGTCTCCGGCCTCGCCGCCACCGGCGCGCATCAGGTCTTCAAGCAGCTTTCCGGCGGCAAATCGGAAACGGAGGAAAAGCAGGAATGAATATTGCATGCTCGATCAGCATCGGGGACGATTATTTGACGCTGGAGTTGAACGAAGTCGGCAAAGACGAAACCGATAGGGTCTATGCGTCGTACCTGATCTCCGAATTTTACAAAAACGCGCTGCGCATCGGTAAACCGCACAGGCGAAACAGAAGACAGGCAGGCCGGATTCGGACTAAGGAAGCAAAGACAGGGACACATAAAACGGATTATGCCGCACGCCGGTCATGACGGAAGGCCGAAACGAAAAGCCGCCGCGGTTTTTGCCGCGGCGGCTGGGGAACCGTCGTTCATCCGTTAGCCGAACTGCCATATCAAGTCCAGGAAATATTCAGCTTCTTTCTGTTGGCGGCGCAATCGGACAAATAGAGGTTGATCAGGGTCTGGTACGGCACGCCCGACGTTCTGGACATCTCCTTGAAATACTCTATTGTGTCACTGTCGAGATTGATCGTCACTTGTTTTTTCAGCTTTTTGGCATACGGATTTTTCCGTGCGTTTGAAAAATCATACTCTTCTTTCATTTCACTGCCACCTTTCATAGTATGCGTTCGCTTCTCCTGCGGTCGCTTTTCTGGCCGATATGATTCGGATGACCGAACTCGCCGTTCCTCTTCCAATCTTACGTTCCCGGCAGCAATGGCAGACCACAAGCAAATTTGCCCGTTTGCTGAAACCGAGCAGGATAAAGCGTTCCTCTTCCTGCGAGTGCTCCTCGTCGTCGATCAGCAGCGCTTCTTCGTCATAAAACACCGTTGTCGCTTCTTCAAACGATACCTTGTGCTTCTTTTTGTTGGATTCGTTTTTGTTTTCGTCCCATTCAAATCGTATTGCATCCATAATTATATTATAATTATTCTTTGCGGTTTGTCAAGATGTTTTTGAAAAAATGCGGTAAACCGCCGTAGCCGTGAAGAAGATCATTTGTCAATCGGCACAATATCCAGCTTGAAACCGAGCGGACGCAGCACTTTGTGCAGCGTATCAATCTGCGGAACGCATCGGAGGCTTTCCATTCGAGCAATCGCCGACTGCTTCAAACCGGCGCGTTCGGCAAGCTCCTTTTGCGTCATACCCTTGCTTTTCCGAGCTTCGATGAGCTTCCCGATCAGAGACACCTCAAAGTCGATGCGGTCCTTTTCCTCCTGCGTAATCAAATCGGGATCGTTCCACAGGGATTCGAATGTTGTGAATTCCCGTTTATGATTCATATTCATAAAATTCAGCCCTCATTTCTCAAGAAATCAGCCAAGTTTCGTTTGGCCTGCTCAATTTCCCGCAGCGGTGTTTTCTGCGTTTTTTTAATAAAATGATGGAGCAGCACAAACGTGTCTTCCATCCAATAGAAAAACAAAATTTGATTATCCAATGGCCGAAGTTCCCAAATCCCGCCGCCTATATGCCTGACAACAGGCATTCCGATTTTTGTTCCGTACAATTCCAAAGCGCGTATATATGTCAATATTTTCTCCTTGTTAAGACGTGCGTGTCTGCTTGTTTTCCCTTTTTCTGCCAATCCCCGTATGAACTCCGGAATTGGTTCTCGTCCGTGTTTGTCTTTGTAGAAAATTACATTATACCGCAATCGTTTTCCCTCCTCAAACACGCTTATATCCTATCACATTTGTTATTATTTATCAATATCAAATTTGTCATATCCGGAAAGGAGAACATCATGTCCACCACAAAAGTGTATTTAGCGCCGGCGAACCATTACAATGCCTACTGCATCAGCGGCTACGACGAAAAAACACAATGCGAAAAGCTGTCAGGGCTCGTGCAGCGGGAGCTGGAGGCATACGAGGGTGTGTCCGTGTATGCAGCGACCGTCTTCTCTGAGAGCAGGGA